CCCCCTCAGAAAAAAGCAGAGCATCACAAAAGCCGAGTTCTTTTGCTTTCCTGGCATTCATCCAGGTCTCGTCATCCATCAGTCTTGAGATTTTGTTTCGGGATAGCCCAGTTTTTAATTCATAGGCATTGATGATGGAAGCCTTGACTTCATCGAGGACATCTAAGGCTTTCTCCATCTCGTCCTTCCAACCGAAAGCGAGCGTCATGGGGTTATGGATCATCATCATGGACGAGGGGCTCATCAGCACTTCGCCGCCCGCCATTGCGATAACGGAAGCGGCGGAAGCTGCAAGCCCGTCGATCTTCACGGTGACTTTGCCCTTGTGATCCATCAGCATGGTGTAGATCTGGGATGCTGCAAAGACATCGCCGCCGGGACTGTTGATCCAGACAGTCAGGTCGCCCGGATGGCTGTTTAGTTCGCTTAGAAAAAGAGCCGGTGTGACTTCATCGCCAAACCAGCTCTCTTCTGCAATGGGACCGTCCAGTCTGAGGACGGTTTCTTCGTCCGGAAGATCGTTTAGAAACTTCCAGAATTTCTTATTCTTCACTTTCTTTCACCTCCTGGCCGGCGAATAACCCGGCGTCTTTGAGTTTCGTCATGTTGCCGTTGATCAAGTACAAATTGCCTCCTTCCTCATCCGGGATGAGATTCATATTTTCCAAACGCCGGATATCGTTGGCACTCATCCAGCCGTTTTGCCTTGCCGTGGCATAGCCCTGCATCCGGCTCTCGTAGTCGCCCCTCAAAAGCCCGTCCACGTTGAACTCGACAAAATACCTAGTCTGCTCTTCCGGGAAGAGCAGGGCTTTGTCCATCGCCTGCTCCAGACGCACGAGCCAGGGCCTTATCGTATGAACGACAAAGCTGATGCTTTGATGTTCAATATTGGAAAAGGTCGCCTTGTCGAGGTCTGCCACCAGATGGGGCGGCACACGGTAGATTCGGCAGATTTCTTCCGTCTGATACTTTCTCGTCTCCAAGAACTGGGCTTCATTCGGCGGTATGCCGATCTGCTTATAGGTCATGCCTTCTTCCAAAACAGCGACCCGGTTGGCGTTGCCGGAACCCTTGAAAAGCTCCTCCCAGCTTTCTCTGACCTTGGAAGGATCTTTTAAAGTACCGGGATGTTCCAAAATGCCGCCCGGTGCTGCACCGTTTAAAAAGAAAGATGAGCCAAATTCCTCGGTGGCCATGGCCATGCCGATGGCATTTCTGGCCATCGCAATCGGTGAATAACCGACAAGGCCGTCAAAGCCAAGCCCGGGTATATGGAGAATCTCCTCCTGACGGAAGGCAATCTGCTTCATGCCGCTTTGATAAAGGTAGATGAGGTTTTTGTCCTCGTCCCTTGATACCTGCATTCTGTCCGGCAGAAGCGGATAAAGCCCTACAATCTCACCGTGCCCATTTCTTAAAATCTGGGCATAAGCGTTCCCCCACAAAAGCAGATGCGTCATAAGAGTTTCCCGAAAGATGAAGCTTGTCATCTCGGGGTTCGGCGCATTATGCAAGAGCGCATAGAGCGGGTGGCTCGGATCACGCTTCTTGCCCTCATCCACATAGCGGTAGAGGTGCAAAGGGAGACTGGCAATCGTCTCGGCGATAACACGCACACAGGCATACACCGCTGCTGACTGCATGGCCGTCTTTTCCGTTACCTGCTTGCCGCTTGATGTCGGGGCAAAGAAAAACCGAGGCGTGCTCGGTTTCGTAAGCTCCGGTTTGTCCCGGCTCCTGAATAGATTTTTAAAGATTCCCAGAAGGCATCACCTCAACTTTCTAAAAGAGTAAAAGCCCGCGCTCGTCATAGACAGAAGTTTCCCTGTCTCCTGCCTGATTACGAATCGCCCGGTCAAGTGCCATGACGAGCGCCACTGCACCGTCGATGCGTTCGGTAGATTTTTCCTTGTCAGGCTTAATGTTTCCGGCAGGATCGGTGCGGATAAAAATATTGTCGGCACACCAGCGCAATACCGGATGTCCGCCGTGGCGGATTTTTCCTTCCAGCACCAGCTTCATCAGCTCCTTGGAAGGCGGACTCATATCCTTGTAGCCTTGACCGAAGGGAACGACCGTGAAGCCGAGGTCATCTAAGTTCTGACTCATCTGCACAGCACCCCAACGGTCAAAGGCAATTTCCTTGATGTTGTATGTTTTCCCCAGCTCCTCGATAAAGCTTTCGATAAAACCGTAGTGGACGACGTTTCCCTCCGTTGTGAGTATTTGTCCTTCCTTCGCCCAAATGTCATAAGGCACATGGTCCCGGTTTACCCGAAGTGGGATATTGTCCTCTGGCATCCAGAAAAAGGGCAGCACATCGAACGAGCCGTCCTCGGTATCAGGCGGAAAGACCAGCACAAAAGCTGTAAGGTCGGTGGTGCTGGAAAGGTCAAGACCGCCGTAGCAGATACGACCTTTCAGGGCTTCCAGATCAACGGAAAGGGAGCATTTATCCCAGGCTTCCATTGGCATCCAGCGCACCGACTGTTTGACCCACTGATTGAGCCTGAGCTGCCGGAAGGTGTTTTCTTCAGCAGGGTTCTGCTTGGCCGATTCACAGGCGATGTGGAGTTTTTCAATATCGACCGTGATGCCAAGCGAGGGGTTTGCTTTCTTCCATACCTCGGGATCTGTCCAGTCCTCATCGTCTCCTGCGCCATAAATCACAGGATAAAAACTCGGGTCACGCTTTCTGCCGTGCAGGATGTCATCCGCTTTTTGATGTACCTCCCAGCAAATAGAGTGTCGGTCTGTTCCAGCAGTCGTGATAAGAAAGAACAAAGGCTGTTTTCTCGCATCACCTGAACCCTTGGTCATCACATCGTAGAGTTTGCGGTTCGGCTGAGCGTGAAGCTCATCGAAGACCACGCCGTGAACATTCAGGCCATGTTTTGAGTACGCTTCCGAGGACAAGACCTGATAGAAACTGTGAAGTGGTTTATAAATGAGCCTTTTCTGAGAAAGCCGAGGTTTAATCCTGGCCTTTAATGCCGGGTTTTGCTCCACCATCTGGACGGCCACGTCAAAGACGATGGAAGCCTGCTGGCGGTCAGCGGCACAGCCGTAAATCTCGCCGCTCTTTTCAAAGTCCCCGCAGGTGAGATACAGGGCAATCGCCGCTGCAAGCTCGGACTTGCCTTGTTTCTTCGGTATCTCGATATAGGCGGTGTTGAACTGGCGGTAGCCGTTCGGTTTTAGAATACCGAAGATGTCCCGCACAATCTGTTCCTGCCAGTCGATCAGGTGAAAGGGCTTGCCCGCCCATTCGCCCTTGGTATGTTTCAGCAGGCTGATAAAAGTGACCGCCCGGTCTGCCGAAGCTTTGTCATAGCGGGAAGTCGGCAGCATGAAGCGGGTCGGTTTATAGTCTTTAAGTTGTCTCACGCTTCCTCCTTCCATAAAAAAACGACCCTAAAAGGCCGCACGATGAGCAAAAGCCCCGCAGGGCTGATGCTTCTAATTGATTTTCGGTTTAGTTGTATTCGTGAAGCAGGATAACGAGCGCCTTTTCTGCATCCTCTGAACTCGGCCTGATATCCCAGCCCCGGTCAAAATTGCAGACAACCTCGCCGTCAATTTTAAGCATGAGTTTGGAAATCCTGCCTCTGTCCATCCCGTACACGCTGGGCTTATCAAAATGCTTGAGCCAATATTTGCAGGCGGTGTAGCCGCCGTCTTCTTTCGGTATGCCGATAGTTCCTTCTTTCCACATGGCCTAATCCTCCGTCTTTCCCGTCAAAATGAAGCGGACATAGGCTTTGGGATCGTCCTCCAGAAAGCAGACCAGTTCAAAGTAGTCCCGCTCAAAGGCCAGCCGCTGGACGGTATTCACGTCAAACATATTGGTCAGCCCCGTATCCCGTATAGCGAGGATTTGCTTTCTGATGGTCTCATTCATGGCTGATCCTCCGTACCTGGTCTTCACCATAGGCAACGTTCAGGCTTGACCCATTATCCCAGCGGACCATGATCGAACCGATGCCATCAATACCGATCACCGTGCCTTTTGTGCCGATGGGTGGAGCGAAGGGGTCATCCATTTTAAGAAGTTCAATGCGGCATCCTGCAGGATATTCTTTTCTTAAGGCTTCAAGCCTTGCTTGGCTAATTTCTCTCATCACTTTGCCTCCTTCGGGTTTCGGAAAGCAGAGGAACCTTCGAGGTTTTTCAGGAGCAGCTTTCTTGCTTCCTTGAACTCGTCGCCAATGTAGCCAAGGCGCAGGAGAAAACAGCGGAAGGTATACTTCTCATTGTCCGTTTTGGTTTCTTTCTCAAGGACTCTCATCTGTGCTCCGGCGCTGGCAACGAGCAGGCTGATAAACTCCGTGTAGATTCTCGCTTCATCGGCTGTGAGGAGCCTGTCAAACCAGGGAAAGTTGACTACCCCGATGTCATGCGTCACGAGGATGCGGTCGGCACCCAGTGCCTTTTTGATGAGGCTGCCCTTGGAGCGAAGGATTAGATACAGCTTCTCAAGCGTCTCCGTGGAAATATTGTCGTCCGGAAAGCTGATGGTAAAGCTGTCCGCCTGGGAAAAACCAGCCGTTTCCAGTTTCTCGGTCAGCTCGAGGATTTGGTTTTCGCTGAGCGCTTTATCCCAGAAGACCGTGCCGTCACGCTCTACCGTTGTCTCGCCGATTTGGTAGGCGCAGGTCGGAACGCCCTGGTATTTCGCTTTTGTTTCGAGAAGGTCAGCCAGAGTCTCGGCCAGTTCTTTTCGTGATCTCTCTTTGATCGAAAACTTGGTCATCTCGTTTACCTCCCTCTTTCCAAGTCTTGGAACTCGTCCCAGGTAATCAGGCCGTCATCGTAGAGGTCGTAGTTGGCGTTTCCCCGGTAGTGTGCCCGCTCTTTTTCCTTGGTCTCTTTGGCGAGCTTCAGGTACTCGTTCCAGCCGATTTTGCCTTCGTCATAGAGCTTACTTTCCGGAAACCTCAGGTAAAAGGCATTTTGTTTTGCCTTACGCTTTCTGGTCGCTTCCAGAAAGCTTTGTCGTTTTAGTTCTTTGTTTGTCATGGTCTTTTCCTCCTTGTTTTTGTATGTACATGTTCGCTCGGAAAGGGAGGAAAGCCAAGGCCTAAAAGCCTTATTTATCAGGTATTTTGGCCTACTTTACCGACAAATATACAGCCTGAAATTTGTCCCTTATGTGACGGTTTTGACAAGCTTGTCATAGGCGATTTTCCTGCCGTCACGTAGGACAAAAACGTCATCGGAAACGCCGTTTTTATATTCCACATAACGCCTTAAAATGACGGATGCATATTTGTCGTCCAGCTCTGCCATATAACAGATGCGGTCGGTCTGCTCACAGGCGATGAGGGTTGAACCGCTCCCGCCAAATAAATCCAGCACGATGGCGTTGGCCTGACTCGAATTTTGAATCGGGTAAGACAAGAGGTCAATCGGCTTGGAGGTCGGGTGGTTTTCGTTTCGCTTGGGCTTATCGAAATGCCAGACCGTGGTCTCCGCCCGTCCCGCATACCAGCGGTGCTTGCCTTTTTTCGTCCAGCCAAACAATATCGGCTCATGCGACCACTGATAGGGCGACCTGCCGAGGACAAGCGAGTCCTTCGCCCAGATGCAGACGCCCGAGAGATGAAAGCCAGACTCTTCAAAGGCTTTTCTGAAAGCAAGCCCCTCCGTATCCGCATGAAAGACATAGGCGGATGCACCGGGTTCACAGGCAGTGATCATATTCTTGAATGATGAGAGCAGGAACTTGAAAAATTCCTCGGGTTTTAAATTATCGTTTTGAATGGAAAGTCCTGATGAACTCTTGTAACTCACAGCATAAGGCGGATCGGTCAGAATGAGATTGGCCTTTTTGCCGTCCATCAGCTTTTCCACGTCTTCCTTTTTTGTCGCATCACCGCAGATCAGACGGTGACGGCCAAGAGTCCAGAGGTCGCCCGGTTTCACAAAACTTGCTGCTTCAAGAGCGGCGGTGAGATCAAAATCATCCTCCTCAGTTTCCAGACTACCTAAGAGTTTTTTTAGTTCGCTGTCGGTAAATCCCAGAAGATCAAGGTTAAAGTCAACCCCTTCCAAATCGGAAAGTTCAACGGAGAGCATTTCTTCATCCCAGCCAGCATTCATGGCAAGCCGGTTATCGGCGATGATGTACGCACGCTTTTGTGCCTCGGTCAGATGCTCCACGAAAACACAAGGCAGCTCAGTCAATCCTTCTTCTTTGGCAGCAAGGATTCTGCCGTGACCTGCAATGACGTTATAGTCCCTGTCAATCAAGCAGGGATTCAGGAAGCCAAACTCTCGGATGGAAGACCTTAGCTGCAGGATCTGTTCTTTGGAGTGAGTTCTAGCGTTTCTCGCATAAGGTACGAGCTTATCAATGGGGACTTTCTCAAATTTATTCGTCATCTGCATGAAGCCCGCCCCCTTTACTTAAAAGCATCCCTGCGAGACTGTTCTCCCAGGGTTCAAGGAGATTACCAAAATGCCCTTTGATGGCAAGTTCCGCATAGCCACCCCGGCGAAGCTGCAGATACTGAATCATGGGCAGAACTGATAATGGGAAAAGCGTCTCACAGCGCTCCTTGATTTCCTCAAGGTCACGGGTTTCTGTTCCAAAGCAGTCAATATCCCAAAACAGAGGATCGGGTTTTCCAATAGCATAGGCGATAGAGACTTCGCATTTTTTGGCAAAACCAGCAGAGACAATACTTCTAGCGATGAGCCTTGCCATATAGGCCGCCGAGCGATCAACCTTGGTCGGGTCTTTGCCCGAAAAGGCTCCACCGCCGTGGCGGGAAAGTCCAGCATAGGTATCGACAGCCAGTTTTCTGCCTGTAAGCCCTGTATCCGCTTCCGGTCCTCCAAGAACAAACCGTCCGGTCGGATTGATGTAGATATCTTCTTCCGAATAGGGCAGCCTTCTGTCAAGCACGGGGCGGATCACCTCCGCCAAAATAGCCTGCCTGAGTTCAGTTACATCAAGCTTTTCATTATGCTGGGTGGAGAGCACCACCGACTGGACACGACTGGCCCCGCCGTCTTCATATTCCAGAACAACCAGGCACTTACCGTCGGGCTTAAGACCTTTGACAATGCCTTCTTCTCGGACTTCCTCAAGCTTTCGAGTGAGCTTTCGTGCCAGCACTTGAGCGAGCGGCAGATACTCCAGTGTTTCATCCGTCGCATAGCCGTAAACGATGCCCTGATCACCCGCACCGATGAGGCCGCCTTGGTTGACACCTTGCGCAATGTCAGGGCTTTGCTTATGAATTTTTGTCTTAACCCGAAAACGAAAAGGAGGATAGCCGACATCCGACAGAGCACTCCTTGCAATCTGTTTCACATTCACCTTGGCGGTGCTTGTCACTTCGCCTGCAATCAGAATGAGACCTTTGGTCGCCATGACTTCCACGGCAACACGGGCATTCTTATCGTCTCTCAGGTATCTATCCAATATTCGGTCGGCGATATAATCGCA